CCGGCATCGCAAATGCCAAATTAATACCGTACAATCCAACACCATTGTCAGCAACACTTGTAACACCGCCACTGCCACGGATAGTACAGAACCCAGCCGTGTTGGTCGTGCCATTAAAATTAACCCACGCACGACAGCCGTATGCCCTTGCTGCCGAGCCGTAGCCGGAGTTGAATGCGAAATCTCCGCTTGAATTAATCACCGCCCGTGAAGTAGCATTAGTATAAAAGTCAATAGTCCCGCCAGTGCCGACAATTTGACCAATTTGTAAATTAAAATTATTTGTTGTGTTAAATATACGAGCATTATTCGCGGCGCTTACATCAATAACCAACCCAGTTGATGCGTCTGGGTTATGGAATGTAACCTGTCCACCCTCTGTAGACACAGGGCCAAGAGTGAGTTCCCCAGCTACGTGAAGTTTAGTGCTTGGCGTCGTTGTCCCAATCCCGACATTGCCAGACGAGTCGATACGCATAGCCTCCGCACCGCCCTCAGTGAAGGCAATCGTATCAGCGGCAGGGAAGAAGATGCCCGTGTTGGTGTCGCCAGTTGTGGTAATTGCTGGGAGAGCCGCAGTACCTGCCCTAAATTCAATATTCCCGCTCGTATTGGCGGTCATCGCCGTAGTCGCACCGTTATTGCCAACCTTGAACGCGATGCTGTCGGACGTGCCGACACCACTTGTTGATTGAAGCGTGAGGGATGAAGACGCAGTCGTTCCACCAATAAGAAGCGGCGTTGTTGTAGATGTTGCAGATGTTACTGTTCCACCAAAATAGTTTGGCGCAGTCCCGGCAGCGTAGAATCCATACGTAGTGCCGCCGCCCGTGGCGGTGTTTATTCCAGAGTAGAACCCGTAAGCCGTTTTACCCGCCGTTACTGCGGCGGTGTCGTCAGCGAAATGTCCGTAATTGTTAGTGGCCCCGATTAGGCTGGATCTTGCATTAAACCCATACTGCTTTGTAAATGTAGCAGTCCCTAGTCCAGACTGAAAAGCGCGAAAGTGGTGTAGCTCACCCAAAGTACCAGATGCCGCGCTGGCATTCGATGCAAAATAAAACGCAGCACCAGTTATACTTGATTGAATTTGCCCGTCTAATTGGATTCCAAAAGCATTAGTGGTACTACTAGTTAGGTTTTTTGATACCCGTATAGTATTACCAGACTGTGATGTTGTCCCAATCCCAATCTCACCCGACGTATTAATCGTCATCGCCGTAGTCGCACCGTTATTGCCAACCTTCAGCGCAATGCTGTCGGACGTACCGACGCCCGATGTTGATTGCAAAGTCAACGCTGAAGAAACTGCCGTGCCACCAATAACAGCAGGAACAGTTGCAGAGGTAGTAATAGTTGGCGTTGCAATGGTTGGTGACGTAAGTGTTTTATTTGTAAGTGTTTGCGTGTCAGTAAGTGTAGCTACACTTGTATTTATACCAAGCGTACCACTGGACAATAGAAGATCACCAGAAACAGCAATTTCTTCAGCAGCACCTGTACTTGCTGTAGTCCTACCTACAAGCTTACCAGTTGCCAACTGCAACGTATGTTCAGCGTTCCAATTAGAAGGCTGTACAAGTGTTGCGTCAACACCGTCTGACTTTCCTGAATTAAATGCATGTTTTAGTGATATTGCCATTATGCCAACCTAATAATAGCCGTCGCTGCTGCTGCTGCTGGGAATACCACAGTAAATGTTCCATTCGTTGCTGTCTGATCAGTCGTAAAGTCTAATACTGCAATTGCTTTATTTGTTTTTGAAGAATTATAAATTAAACCATAACGAGCAGTAAATGTTGCTGTTGTCCAAGCTGTATCCGTAAAGTCTACAATTGCAGTTGAACTATCAAGGGAAATTACAGCACCAGCCAATGTATTACCACCAGCAGTATAATTAGTTCCGCTACTAGATACTTCATTAGTAGAACTATAAGCCGTAGTTGATGCTGATAGAGAAGCTGCACTTGTATAAAGTGCCAACTTAATTACATCAGTGTCAAGATCGTGAGTCCCACCAAGGACTTCTGTTTTAAATGAATTACAAACTGCACTCGCCATTAGATAAGACCCTTAGTTTTAAACTCGTCAGATGAGTTTCTTGTTTCCATAAGTTGCAAACGCTGCATTGCCTCAGTATAACTTGTTTTGTACATAGTTAAAAGGTCTGGCGCGGCTTGAAGATAAATAGCTCCTTCGTACACACACGCAGCAAATAGTACATCTTCTGCGTTTGTTCCAAGCCACGTAGTTGCTGCTGTAACAATAGAGGCAGGGCTATACGTGTATGAAATTTCAACAGCAGACGCAGCAGACGGTGTTGGTGCTAGGAATATAGTATTAGCATCCCAATGAGCATAGTATTTTGGTGTACCTGTAGTTGCAGAATTAGGTGTGTATTCGCGAATAAAGCTTTCTGCACGAAGTTCAAGAAAGTCTCCTGTGTTTAAACGGATATATCTTACAACCAGACAGTCTGTTGGTAATCCAAGATATGGATCAGATGCGATAAGATTGGCAGTTGCGTGTTTTCTAAACAGGCGAAGATCGGACTCACGAAGAATCCGATTTTCTGCATTTTTAATGATTTGATCTAAATTCGCGGCAAGTTCCGTAGACTCGTTGTTCAACCAGCTTACAATACCAGCTTTTAAAGTTGTATAGTTCATGGTCTACCACCTGCTGTGTGCGGAAATGCTGCAGTATATGCTGCATTACTTGATGTCTGTATTGGTGTATCTTTACGCGGATCTCTTAGAGGCTTAGGATCTCCAAGATCTTTATGTCTAGGTTCTAACTGAGGATGCTTTTCCTCATAGCATGATTCGCACACAACCATGTTTGTCCACTCCTTCTTGAGAGTGACCTTCTTATACTGCAATCCGCAACGATCACAGATACCAAGATACATGTTGCTAATAGAACTCATAATTACCTACGCCGCATGGATGGATACATAAATGTACTAGTACGATCACGATCCCCTTCCATTGCATAGTTCATATTACGATCAAACTCTGCAAGGAACGAAGGCCAAGCTGGTGCAGATGCTGGTTTCTTAAGTGCCAACTTATATGTCAGACCTGAGATAATAGCTGGAAGAAGCTGATCAGGAACATCGATAGTGTTGGTATAGTCACCAACGTCTTGGATCTTACGCTTCTTTTCAAACTTAACTGTATATACAGCATCAGGAACGGGCCATAGATACAGAACAATTGCGTCTCTTTGCTTATCTACATAATAAGTAGACGGAGTACCTGTTGATGTTTTGTCTGGAATTACAGCATAATCACTATATGAATAACGAGTTAGCTCAATATCAGTAGAGCTTACTGTAACAGTCACATTCATAATATCAAGTGCGTTTGCATCTAATACATATGTAGCGGTAGACGCCACAGTAGAAATTGAATCCTTCTCAGAAATAAATGCAAAGAGATTTCTATTAGAGAATTCTCTGAACAGAAGGTTTAAACTTCTACGCGCTGATTTAAGCTCATGACCAGTTGGTGTAAGGACTCCAAGTGGCTCATAGGCTTCAGCAATAATGTCATCCACAGTAAGATTGAATGTAGATGTTCCTGAAGTCGCCATTTAAAATTCCTTATTGAGAGTTGACTTTCCTCATTTCGAGGATAATCGTATAACGGTCACCAGATGCAGCACCAACGGTGGTAAACTTAATGTTACCATTCTTTCCAGCACCAGCATTATTCTTAATTCCACCAAAACGTGTAAAGTCAAAATTCATGTTGTTGTCTGGCAATGTGAGAGCTACTACAGGCGTAGTTGCATCAAAAAGAATATCTACACCCATACCCTGATTCATAAAATCGACTCGTTCAATGTACAATTCGTCGCAAAGATAGGTAGATGCAGTAACCTTTGTCACGGCGGCTTCACCAACACCATCAGAGATATTGGTGAATTTCATAATGAGACGTGTCTTGCTATCAAAGATAACTTGAGAAGTTACTGCATCTGCCATTTTGTTTTCCTATCTTATATTACGAAACTGCAGCACTGAATGGCGTAATAACACTGCCCGAACCGAGCAAGTTAGCACGAACCACAAAGATACCAGAAGCGACATCGGTTACCTCAATGTACGAACCAGCAAGGCCACCCTGCGTAGAACCGTTCATTGTAAGCGTGTCAGATGCTGGAAGCGTACCGAAGTTAACGCCAGTCGTACCAGCAACACTTGCTGTTCCAACCATAACGTCAGTGGCATTTGCCACCTTAATGATATCACTGTTGCTTGTTACGCTAACTGTTACAAGGAAACGATACATAGCATTTGTACCAGTTGCTGCAGGAAGAGTAACAGTCGTGCCTGAAGCAACACCAAGATTGATAATACGACCGCTATGTGATTCCTGCGTAACATCAAGAGTAGCGGCTTCCGTCAAAATATTTGCGTCAGTGCCTGTAATAAATCCAGCCTTAGATGTAACTGGACCTGAAAAAGTAGTCGAACCCATTGTAGTCTCCTATTGCGTTAAATTGTACTGTCTCGCAAAGTCAGCCAAGGCTGTCAGTACAAGTTGAAAAAGGGGGAGAGATTTTTCCCTCCCCCTGTAGCCTATTAGACGCCCGGCGAACCGTAGACGGCACGTGGGTTAGACCAACCGAACGAATACCGCTCAGAAGCCTTGTAACGCACGTTGCCCGACTCAAAGTCACCTTCCATTGCCGTCTTAAGCGCACGACGCTGGAACATCTTCATGCCGTCTGGGCAGTCAGTCTTGATGAACCACGCATCTGGATCGGTGAGGTAGTTGTTGACGGTGTAGCCACCACCAATAACGCCAGTCGAAACGATTGCGTTGACATCATTGTCTGCAGAACCCGGACGATATTCCGTCTTGAGGAGACGCTCTGCAACGAACGTCAATTCATTAGGAATGATCAGACGGGAAGCCTGAAGAGCGATTGGAAGGCCACGATCATCGACGAAATCGCCGATTGAGATCAAAGCATTTTCCAGTGCCGTTTCAGAGATGTCTGCAGCAGCGCGGTTCGACAGTGTACCACCACCCCAGAGAGGGTGATCAGTGGCGCAGAGAGTCTTACCATCGCCACCCGTGTAGCCAGACGCAGCGAAGGCGTTGTTCAGCACAGATGCTGCCTTAACCTGCTTCGAATGGGCCATAGAACGGGCAAGAGCCTTCGTGTAGCGAGTTGCAAGAGAATCATAGAGATTATCTTCCATTGCCTCTTCCGTGATCTGGAAGCCGAGGGCAATCGTCTCATGGTTGTAGCGAGACACCCACGATTCAGCAGCTTCGTCATAGGAAATTCCCTGACCTTCTGCCTTCGTAGGAGCAGCACCAAAACCGACGATCAACACTTCTTCTTCAAAAGCACGATCAGAGGTCATTGCGTCGAAAATCGCAGCGTGTTGATTCTCGTAACGCTTATACTCAATGCCAAAGAGAGCATGGAGGCCGGGTTCAAGTTCCCGGAGGATTTGTGCGCGATTAATCATTGTTCATTCTCCCTATTAACGAGCATACAGGTGTTCGTTGATCAAGACGATCACTTCTGCCTGTGTACCATTTGCTGTTCCAAAAGCGGCTCCCGGTGCTGGTACAAGACCAATCAAACGGAACCCAGCGTCAGTGCCGACAGTGGATGTATCAAGCATCGCACCAGACACGCCAGTGATGTCACTTGCAGTACCAGCGACATGATCGCCAGTCGTGCCAACATCAGCCTGTGTCAAGTAGTCTGAAACACCATCGTCATAGCAGGAGAACAAGATATCAGGATCATCATAGACAAAAGCCTTGATGTTTGTTGCACTTGCTTCACCAGTCCAATAGCGAGAGAACTTCGTCTCACCTGCGGAGTTGACATAAGAGACACCTCCGAAGATACCAACCATAGTGTCACCAGCCGCTGCAAGGTTGATATAACCCGAAACGATTTTTACTGGAGCACCAGTGTGGATTTTAGTCGTGTACGCAGCAGAAATAAGGTATTCCTGTGCGCGAATTACACCACCCGAAAGGTGGCGGTGGGGCTTAAAGCCATAAGCAGCCATTTTTTAACTCCTAGTTAGCTGTGGCCCCGAAATTAAATTAATCATCAAATTTATTTTTCCGAGTGCCACGAGTTGAGGTTGATTTACGCTCCCTCAATAAAGGCATAGAAGGGTGCTGTTCGCGCATCATATCGTTGTCAACTGCTTCTTCTTGAGTACTAGTCTTTCCAGCATAATAATCTCTACGAGATTCATTATTCTCAAAGCTGTTCTTCATGAGAACCAAATCACCGATACCAATTGCTCCAGTGTACTTTCCATCCCCTACAGAAGGACCATCAAAACCGGAATGTTCGTCCTGCATAACAGGAACCCAGCCTTCCCGGCGACGGCTGGATAAATTCTTAGCGTCATCTTCGTTTCGAATTGCTACTCGAATCCAACGATATTCAACATCGTCACTGTTAGGTGTAGGCATATCAAGGACGGAAGGTGGACGGTAAGTCTTCTTGCGAGAAATCTCATCTCGTGTTTTACGGGCTGGTTGCATTTCAATATCCCTTATTTTAAATAACGCGCATATTCGGCAAGTGGAACGCCAAGCTTATTTGCCATCTGTACTTGTGATGGAGAAAGCTTAATCTGGCGGCTAGTGGAGCCACGCGAAACCCCAGCTACTTGCTGCGAGGATGATTTAACTGCGGCAGTCTTAGGTGCTTCCTTCTTTGCAAGGGAAGGAAACTCTTTATAAAGCCGATTATTAAGTTCCTCGTAATAGTCATCTGAAGAAGGATCAAAACCTTCCGACTTCAGACTCGCATCAATGGCATAGGCAGCACCTGTCTTTGCGACATCCTTACCAAACCATTCATTCTTTGAGGCCCAATCAACGGCACGTTCATCTGGTCCGTTTGATCTTGGCCTCTGTACAGGCTCTTCTACAGCGGCTTCCCGCTTAAGACGACCCTTAAATCCCTCAATGTCACGAAGCTCTGCCTTGAGATCTGTAAGTCGGTCAGTAGCCCTGAACATCTCATCAGTGTCACCACTGTCATAAGAGTTCTTGTAAGTAGTCTGGATTTTCTCAAACTCAGACTTAATGGCCTCTTCACGAGCAGAAAGTGCAGCCTCGTTAGACCTGATCAAATTAGTATGGGTTTCTTTATAAGATCCCATGACTTCGTTTAAACGGTCTTCTAGTTCTTTGTTCTTACGTTCAGCCTCTCGACGTTTCCAAACTTCTTTTGAAATACGCTTACGAACACGTTCACCGTACTCGTCGAGATCTTCATTGTCAGAATCTTCGTCTGAAGTATCCGCAGGTTTCTTATCTTCCTGCTTTACTTCTTCTTTGTCTTCTGGCTCTATCTTAGATAGCTTGTCGCGAAGTGGTTCTGTTTCGAGAAACGGAGCCTTGTCGTCAAGCTCAATAATAGTGTCTTCTGTGTCAGTTTCTAACTGCATGGTACTCCCCATGTGATAAAATTGCAAGAGGTAACGTTATACCCGCTTGATCTTTGCCTTGATTTCTTCTGGAATGACTGCAAGAATTTCTTCGTCATTCATGAGACGATATTCCTTGCCATCAAGTTCGATGCGTGAACCAGCATAACGACCAAAGATTACGTGATCACCAACTGCTGCCCAAGGATCATTCATACCAAGGTCTGGACGATTGTAGGCAAGACTTCCTAGCCTTACGATCTTTCCAACACTTGTAAGGTTTCGCTCATTTGATTTAGCCATATCAGGGATATGGATTCCACCAGCAGTGACATTCTGGATGTCAGAAACCTCAATAAGAATACGCCAACCACATGGCGTAGGTAAAAGTTCTTTACTCATCTTCTTCGTTCACCTTGACTAGAGATTTAATCGAGTCTATCGACATGTTTAAACCCTTGAGAACGCCAATTCTGAACCTGTAATCTTCCATTGAGGAAACATTTCCTGAATAAACAGACTCTTGCTGACCAATAATGTCTTTGCGAATTCTTTCAAGCAAGTAATAAACAAATGTCTCTACGTCAGTATTTTTATTCATCTGAAATAGAATCATTTATTGCTTGGTGCATCAGATGTTGAAGCACACTAATTCCAAATACGTATTCCTTTAGGTCAACAGTAGAACCAAAGTTTATTAGATTACCTTCTGTAGTACGGGCTATGCCGACTATCCAGCTAACAGGACCAACAGAGTCTAAACCCTTAATAAGATCTTCCTTGATCTTTTCATGGTTCTCTTGTTCTGTCTTAGGCTCTTCTTTTGGAACTACTTTAAGTTGAATTACAGTATCCGTCATTTTGTTCTCACGTTTTAACACTATATATCAAGTAATCATATAGTATTTTAAACGCAATACTTTGGCTAACGAAAGTATATACTGTATTAACGCTTTTTCTTCTTACCAGCAGCTTGTAGTGCGATAGCAACCATTTGCTTACGTGACCGAGGCTTTCCACCCATGCCACGTTCTTTGCCAGTCTTCTGATTATCGCGCATCAGTTCCCTGATGTTTTTAGATACATCTTTACCCAAGGGCATTATTTCATCTTTCCCTTAACCATACCGCCATAACGCATCATCTGATCCGACATTGGAGGCATTGGCATCTGTGGCGACATAGCCTTCTGCATGGGCTTAGGAGCCATTGCAGGACGAGCCTTACCACGGAGTGTCTTTGGTGCTTTACCCGTCTTAGCAGCCATCCCTGCCTTACCTGCGACCATCATACTGTCGTCGGCGTTGGCAACCATACCGCCACGCTTGTAACCCTTACCAGTGACGCAACCGCCACCCTTCATTGCTTTACCCATTCCACGCACTTTACGTACTCCCTTTTCGATTTGATGAGACATTGAACTACGATTGATCATCGTTAGCCTTTTTTACGATTCTTCTTTTGAGACTGTGGTACAGATTTACCTTTAACAGAGCCGCCCTTTTTAAAGCCGCGCATTGGTGGACGTGGACCACCCATACCACTACCTAGTGCACCAGAACCCGGCATTGGCATAGCTGGACGTGGACCACTCGCCGGAAATGTATTAAGCCCAGCACCAATCATACCAGCCATACCACCCTTTACAGGATTACCAGACCCACTACCCCCAAAGCCACTAAAACCAGCACCACCAGCACCAGCACGTGGAGGCATTGGAGAGCGTGGAGGCATATTTGCAACCATTCTTGGATCAGCTATTCTCATATTATTCCCCTAAAATATTTAAACTACGATTTATCACGATTAGCACTTCCATCTTTTACGAGCTTGTCTAAGACGACTATTCGGATTGTTTGCTGCTTCTGGAAAGTCGCGCATCTGACCAGCAGATCTAGCGCAATAAGACTTCCTACGTTTTGCACGAGCAGGACTTGGATCAGATTCAGTTACGGCAGTTTTTAGTTTAGATCCGGGGTTAGCACGACGATATGCTTTAACACCCTTCTCAGTCATACCCGCACCAGACTTCGTAGGAAGGAAATTACCAGACTTAACTGATGTCTTAATACCCATTCCCTTTTTACGCATTAGTCACCTGCGGTATTTTTAATAAGAACAAAGATAAACATACTTGAACAAGCGTTATTATTTCCAGTGCCTGTAGCCTGTGCTTCCAATGTAGTCTTTTCCGGGACAGCAAGTGGAAACTCAAAAACGTAGTCTGCTACACTGTTATTCACAGTAGTAACAGCAGCAGTGCGACGGATATCATCTGTTCCGCGAGTCATTAAACGACCTGTTACTGGACCTGTTCCTGATGCTTGACCAGACGAGAATAATCCCTGTGTTATATAAGCGGTATATCCTGCTGGAACTGTAAAACTTCCTGTGATACGAGAGTTATAATTAAATTGAATAACGTCATAAACTGTTGCTGGGACACCCGCTGTCACAGTGCCAGTACCAAAATAAATAGTTCCGGCAGCAGAATCCAAAGATCCAGCAGTAACAACATAGCAGTTATTTATATGCAGATATGAATTTGTAGTTGTGACAGCAGTTTGACCATTTAGTGTCACAGTTTCTGAAATTACATTGTGATTTGTATCCAGTCCTTCAAGATAAACGGTTCTTGCACCAGTTCCATTAGATGAATCATCAGTACTACTTGAACTTACTGATAATTGTAATGCTGCTGCTGGAAATGCAAGAATTCCACCATGAGGCCACACTGTTTCAAGATCAGTGTCTAGGTCAGAGTTATAACCAAAGACAACATAGCTTTGATGCCACGGGATTTGACCACGAGCTACTTGAAGCTCAAACGGCTCTGTTTTACCTGTTTTAGTAATAGATGCTGGTGCAATACTCATTATTGAGTTCCTCTATTTGCTATAACAGTTGCTAGGTCTGCCCTCATCTGCTCACGATCAAGCTGTCCTTTTTGCTGCAGCTTTGCAACTTCAATGGAAAGCTTGTCTTGATGTTCCTGATTCTTCTGAGCTAGTTTCTGCTGATCATTTTGTACGTCTGCT